TGTATCTAACGCATCGGCAGACATTGCGTTGCTTGCTGACACTCAAGACGGAACATTAGCTACTAATGCAATTACTAATCTAAATAGCATTCGTACTGATGTAACTACAGTTTCGGGCATATCTGCAAATGTGACTACTGTAGCAAGCAATAATGCTAATGTTACTACAGTAGGAACTAACATTGCTGACGTGAATACAGTTAGCGGCATATCAGCGAATGTCACAACAGTTTCAGGCATAAGCGCAGATGTTTCAACTGTAGCATCAAACTATACAGATGTTGTTACAGTCTCTGGTATTTCAGGGAATGTAACTATTGTTGCAACAAACCTTACAGATGTAAATAACTTTGCTAACCGCTATCAAATAAGTGCGACAGAGCCAAGCCCTGCTAGTGAAGGCTTGCTTTGGTACGATAGCGCGAATGACATTATGAAGGTTTACAATGGCGGCTCATTCCAAAATGCTGGATCATCGATCAATGGTACATCGGAGCGCCAAACATACACAGCCACGGCAAGCCAAACGACATTTGCGGCAACATATGATTCTGGTTTTGTGGATGTTTATTTAAACGGCGTTAAGCTAATTGATGGCACTGACTTTACTGCAACTGATGGGTCTAATGTTGTTTTGTCATCTGGCGCGGCGGCTGGCGATAGCGTTGACATCGTTGCTTATGGTACGTTTAATCTGGCTGACGTTTACACGCAGGCGCAATCTGATGCTCGATATGTTAATGTGTCGCATACTGGTGATGTAGGAATTACCGGGGATCTAGGAATTACTGGGGAACTTATAGCCGACAGCTATAACGAGACCTACGCGGCGCTTACTGCTGCTGCTACGGTAGATGTAGACTGTGAGACGGGAAACGTGTTTGCTCTTACGACAGATCAAAACACCACGTTTACATTTAGCAACCCACCAGCGACAGGCACTGCCTATGGCTTTACCCTGAAGCTCACGGCTGGCGGCACGCATACGATCACATGGCCTGCATCCGTTGACTGGGCTGGGGCTACTGCACCTGACGCTCCCGCTAGTGGCGAGACTAATTTGCTTGTCTTTATTACTCACGATGGCGGCACAACGTGGTACGGCTTCCAAGGCGGGGCGGCAATGGCATGAGCGTAACAAGTAAACTTACAGTTATTGGTGCGGCTGGAGGTCAGTCAGGGCCAGAATATTGGGCTTCAAGGATTGAGAGAACAACAAATGACGACATATTCTTTCTGGGTGTTTGTTGTGATAGTGCCGACAATATTATTGCTGTTGGCCATAGGGATTACTCAAACCCAAAAGGATTTATTATAAAATATGATAAGTTTGGGGACGTTCAGTGGCAAGTAGAGTTAGATGTAGGGGTTACAGCCCAATGCCTTAAGGTGGCTACTGATAGCAATGATAATATTTACGTTACTGCGGGTGGCTTTTACAGCAATTACAATAGAAGTTTTCTTTTGAAGTATGACGCTGCTGGGAATTTCCAGTGGTCTAGGTCGTATTCAAATAATCAGTTTTATGTTTTTAGAAATGTTGACGTAGACGATAATGACTACATTTATGTGTCAGGAAGCGATGCTTCTTCTCGTTGTATGTGGGCGAAATACGATGCAAGCGGAACATTGCAAAACAGCAAAAGTCTCTACAATGGGACTCTTTATTCCGAAAGTTTTAGGCAAGGCGTTGTGGTTCCATCCACTGGTGAATGGATACAAGCTGGGAATACAAGTCAAAGCGGCGTTGACTCAGACGGGACTATGGTCAAGATAAACAGTAGTGGAGGAATATCTTTTCGCAAAAGATATTTTGGAACAAACACTCAGATTTGTTATAGTGCTGGGGCTAAGAGCGATGGGTCAGCGTTTTACACTTTTATTTTTGACCTCAACGGCGGCCCAACAACATACTACCGCATAGTAAAACTAAATTCTTCTGGCTCTCTTGTGAGATCGGTTTATACTGCTGAGCCATATACTGGAGATATGGCAGTTGACAGCAATACCCGTGTTTTAATCGCTGGATCAACTGGCTTTATATCTTGTGATGAATACTTAAATGCTGGAAGCACTTTTTCTCGAAGTTTTAGCGGCTTCAATCCAAACGCAATAGCTGTGGACAGTAATAATAACATCATATTTGCTGGTAAGACTGGCGCATCAGCCTTTCGTGCCGACGAAGGTGCTGTGATTAAATTGCCTGCCGATGGGTCGGGAACAGGCACTTGGGATTGGCTTACTTATAGCACTGGAACAGGAGGCATATCTGGAACGGTAGGTGTGTCAAACACAAGCACAACTGCCTATATGAACACGCCCAATGGCTCTTTTTCAAGCATAGACCCCTTCACAAAAACTGACCCAGCTTACACAACTGAACTTTATGAAATAGAGCCATAAGGAGACTGCAATGCTAGTCAAAATTACAAACGGTAATGTAGACACATACCCCTATTCCGCAGGGCAACTACGCCGTGATAATCCTAACACATCGTTTCCCAAGCGCATCCCAGATGAGATGCTTGAGAGCTATGGCTTATACACTGTTGTATATACCGACATGCCTAGCATTGATGACCGTACACAGAAGGTCGAGCAAGAGGCCACACCATCTTTGGTCTCTGGGGCTTGGACTATTGGCTGGTCTACTTCAGATAAGACTACTGAGGAGATAGCAGAGTATGATGCTGATGCAGCTGCAAATGTTCGTGCGGAACGTGATGGTCTACTAGCGCGATCAGACTGGACGCAAGTAGCTGACGCCCCTGTAGATGCTACAGCATGGGCAACCTATCGTCAGGCACTGAGGGACATTACAGACCAAGCTGGTTTTCCTAATGACATCAACTGGCCCACACAACCTTAATCAGGAGATAACACTATGAGCAACGCAAGACTTCTCAGTGACATTATTTCCACTGATGGTTCCATCCAACCTTTGTCGTATTCTGAGACTTATGCCGCAGTAACGTCTACTTCTAACGCTACTACAGTAGACTGCGAAGCTGGTAATACGTTTGGTCACACGCTGACAGAGAACACTACGTTCACCTTCAGCAACCCACCTGCAAGTGGCATAGCTTACACGATGAGCATTGAGATCATCCAAGATGCAGGTGCTTCTGGCTTTACAGTTACATGGCCTACGTCTGTGGACTTCCCTGCCGCTACAGCACCCACACTAACGGACACTGCCAGCGCGGTAGATGTGTTCGTATTTTCCACCCATGACGGTGGCACAACTTGGTACGGCTTCACGGCAGGTCAAGCAATCGCAACACCAGCATAAGGAGCTATAAATATGGCGACTAAGAAAAAGATGCTGCAAGCTGCTGCTGGTGGTGTTTCTCCTGTAGAGTATGTCTATAGTGGAATTACATCCCAGATTAATGGCCTATCAATGACCAGACCTATATCTAACGTAAAAGCTGGTGATTTAATTCTTGTATTTCACTCAGCGGCGTCAGGTACTAGTGGTAGTCAGTTGGGTGTTATGAGTTTGAATACTACTGGGTACACTCTTCTTAGAGCTTACTTTACATCAAATTCAAACAACTATGACACTAACCTAGAGATATACGGTAAAATAGCCGATGGTACTGAAACATCTGTTGTCTCTAATGGTGGATTAAATAGTTTGTTTGGTTCAGCTTTAACTGTTGGTGTCTACAGAGGAACAGATGGTACTCTACCAGATACTTCTCGTTTTACTGTTAATGACAGTGGAAACAACGATGATGTTATCTTCCCAACTACAACAACTATTGAGGGAGGGGATTTACTAGTTGTCTTTGGCGCTAATGCCACAAACGTCCCAAGTTTTACTGCGCCAACTGACTTGGACGAGTGGATATACAAAGGTGCTAATGATACATATGATAACACTTTCGGTCTTGGTTCTATTTTAATTACAGACCAAACATCCTTTACTGCAAACACATGGGTTGGCGGAAGCAATTCAAATTCGTTTACTCATGTTGGCGGCTACGTCAGACTAAGGCCATAAACTAGCAAACTCAAGGAGAGCACAACGATGTATGCTAAAATCACAAACGGTCAAGTCGATCAATACCCATACACAGTGGGTAATCTACGCCGTGACAATCCTAATGTATCTTTTCCAAAGACCATCCGCACAGCAACTATGGCTGGATACGGTATGTACCCTGTTAGCTACGAGGCTGCGCCAGACTACGATCCGTTGACGCACCGCCTACAGCACAGCAGTATTCCTTCGTTGGTGGATGGCGAGTGGAAGCTGACCAAGACTGTCGTTGCCCTTACTGAAGATCAGATCGCAGCGGCCACTGCTGCTAAAGCCAAGGAGATGCGCAGTGATCGTGATGCAAAGCTGGCAGACACAGATTGGATGGCGCTTTCAGATGTGACCATGAGCGCAGGCATGACAACCTATCGTCAGGCTTTGCGTGACATTACTGCGCACGCTAACTGGCCTAATTTGGAAGAGGCCGACTGGCCGACTAAGCCCTAAGGAATAAGACATGGATAAACGTACAGTAGCCTCCGCGCATGATCGCATTGATGGCCTTGAGAAGGAGGTTATCGCTATAAAAACTGAAGTAAAAATCCAATTCAAAGATCTGTTCGGTCGCGTCAAGCGCATGGAAAGCATCATGATTGCAGCAACCGCCTCGATCATTGGCTTGCTGGTCGCTGTGTTGACGAAGATGGGGTGATGATCTGTGTGCTTGCCTTTGTCTCATTCAACCACGCTTGGACAGAAGGCGGGAACCAGTTGTTCCAATACTTTTTCTATAACTGCGGCGCTGCAAAGGATGGCTTGTGGTACGATAGGGTCTATCGTGTCAGCTACTTGTTTGTCTGCCCAGCAAGGTTCGTTGAAACATGATTGATCCTATCTCAGCCCTTTCCATCGCAGCATCCGCTGTATCAAGCGCTAAGACTTTACTGGCTGCTGGCCGGGATGCGTCAGGCGCATTGAGCAAGTTTGCTGGAGCGGTGAGTGACGTGAATTACGCGGCCGAGAAGGCCAAGAACCCGAGCGTCTTTGCATCATTGACTGGCTCTGCTGAACAAGCTGCAATAGATGCTTTCTCTGCGCAAAAGCGTATGCAGGCTATGAAGAAAGAGATTGAAACAATCATCATGTTTCAGCACGGCCCGAAAGGTTTAGAAGAATACAAGGACACTCTCCGCAAGATCAGGGCGCAGCGCAAGAAGACTGCGTACCGCAAAGCTGAGATCAAGGAGGCTTTGATAATGTGGGTTGTCGGCGGGATTATTGTTTTGGCTGGGGTCGCTGGATTGGCGGCTACACTTTGGCTCATCGGTAAGCAACAAGGCAAATGGTAGATGAAGGACGCAGAGATCATACACCTGTTCGATCAGAATGTTGAGCTAATCATTGAAGGCTTGGCTGCTCGGTCGGGCCGAGAGTTTCAGGAAGTTCTTTTACTTTTACAGAAAGGTAGGAAACTACATGGCACACACGGTATTAGATAATTGGAAAGTGCTGCCGCGCCTGATGATGCTGGCAGTCACTGTGCTGACCTATCAGGCGGTGCATTGGTTCATGGGGTTAGATGATCCCAGCGTTGCACAATCAGGGCTTGTAAGCGTCTGTATGGGCGCCCTGACAGGGTGCTTTGGCATATGGATGGGTAAAGAGTCCAAGACTACAGTTACAAACACAGCTTCATCGTCTAAGGTAGAGTATGAGGTAGACAAATGATCGCTCAAATTATTGGATCTCTTGGTGGACTAGCATCTACTTATCTCGATAGCAAAGCTGTCGTTAAGAAGGCAGAGGCAGAAACTAAAATGAAGATTGCTACTGGTGAGATTAGCTGGGAGCAGGCTGCTATACAGGCAAGCAATAACTCTTGGAAGGATGAGGCTTGGACTGTAGCTTTCATAGCCATAATCATGTGTTCGTTTGTGCCTCCGCTTCAGCCCTATATGAAGGAGGGCTTCGCTAATATTTCAGCTGCACCTGAGTGGTTTCAGTGGGCTTGCTTTAGCTCAATTGCTGCCAGCTTTGGTATTCGTACAATGAAGGGGTTTAAGAAATGAGTTATAAGTTAGGTAAGCGCAGCCTTGATAGGTTGATCGGTGTTGATGAGCGCATGGTTGCTATTGTTAAGTATGCAATCAATGTAACTAAGCAGGACTTTTCTGTGATCTGTGGGCTGCGCACCATCGAGGAGCAGAGAGCATTGGTTGCTAAGGGTGCAAGTCAGACAATGAAGTCAAAGCATATTGATGGATTGGCTGTTGATCTTATGGCTTACGTTGATGGCGGCAGATGGGAACTCAATCTCTATGACGAGATTGCTGACGCTATGGCAGAGGCCGCGCGTGAGGTAGATGTTCCTATTCGTTGGGGTGCAGCTTGGTCTGTGCCAAACATTGCTCAGTACAGTGAGGGGAACATGGAAGATGCAATGAATAGTTACATTGATTTGCG